TTGGCTAATGTTAACGCCTTTAGCAACAGCCAACAGACGTAGAGCCTGATTGGTTGATACTTGTTGTGGATGGTTACTTACGGTACTTGCTGGGCCTGGATTCGCCATGATAATTTCCTTTTAAAGATTGTTAACGGGGGATTTCTCCCCCACTAAATTTAGGCTGCTACACGGCAAGCCAGTTCTGGGTACAGAGGAGCCCAGCCGTACAGCACATCAAGACGAGTAGGAATACTATCGTTGTTGATGGTGTACTGACGAACCACACGCATGGACAGACCGATTTCCTTATCGCTTGCACGACCAGCAAAGTGAACGCCCTCTGGCAACTCAAGGTCAGCCACAGCGAGCGTAAATGCGTTGCGGTGCATTACGATGTTTTGTGGGGAAACCGTACCCGTGTTGTTGAAAGGAGTTACAACTGCGCTTGACGAAGTTGCCGAAACAGATACGTTCTGGAACTGACCAGCGGTAATGATTGCGGGGCTAACCGTAACCGATGCCGAACCACCCGAAGAAATGGTAACAGGCGAGGTAACAACGAAGTTACGCAGCTTGTTTGAACCATAAGCCTGACGGTTCTGTGGGTTGACAGCATAGACGTTAGCGATCTGAATTACATCGCCTTGGTTCAGCGCAGCAGCAGCAGAAGCAGCAGAAATGGTGATCGTCGAGGTTGATGCCCAACCAGAAGTCAACGAACCAGTAAAGGTTGCGGTGTTGGTTGACAGAGTAGCAGAAGCATACGAACCAAACGTCTGACTGACCACGTTCTGATCCATTTTCCACGACATACCTGCCGAATCAACGCCCATCAAGCCTTTTTCGTACTGGCGGCTGATCTTCTCAGCAGGCATGAATAGACCTTTCAAGCTGTCAACGATAGTTGCAGAAGTAAAGGGTTCAACGATACATGAGCGACGACCATCACGAGGTGCGCCTTCAGCGTCAAGATAAGCACCAGCAGTCAGGTAAGTAATCAGACCAGTTGGGGGCGTACCAGCAGTACCAACAATGTTGGCGGTGCTGTTTTTAGCCATGACCAGACCATCTCTATCAATTTTGTTAGCGATAGCCGCTACAGCGGGTTTCAACACACGATCCGAGAACATATCCAGCGACAAAGCCAAGTCCTGCGTGGTGAACTGGGTATCAACGTGGAACTGAGTCGAAAGGGTAACTGGAACGCTGGTTTCGTTGAAATCTTCAACATTAAGAGCAGGGCCAGTCGTACCGATAAAGCGACCAGGACGACGTACGTTAACTGTGTTACCAATCTTTGCGCCAACAACGGCAAATTGGTCATCATAGTTACGATCAACTTCAGAAGTGAACGTAAGTTCGTTTTCGAGAACCATTAAGGCCTCGTTAGTAATCTTACTAATAGTTAGCAAATTGTTTGCCATGATATTTCCTTTAAATTAGGTTGTTTACCTAATCTTCCTCGCTTGCCGCATCTCTCTCCATTGCTGGTATGTACCATGAAATTCGCCATCGGCGTTAATCGGTACATCAGCAGCAGAACTAGACGCTTTTAATGGGCGAATAGGACTAGGTGCTTTAGACTGCCTAGCAACAGGTTTTGCCTCTGGTTCGTCTTTGACTTCAAAACGAGCTTCCAATTTCCCAAGTTCTTTTAAAGCCTTTGCAACTGGCATTTCTGCCAATTTACGAGCGTAGTCTGTATTCTCAGCTAAGTGATATAGAACTTGCGGCCCTACATCACTCTCGATAATCGCATCACGAATCTGGTCTGATACCGCCACATCCGCACTAGCAACCATTTCCTCGAAATCAGGCAATTTAGCTTTAGCAGCTTCAACTTTTTGCGTCCAAGATTGAATAACCTTGTTGCGCTCCTCGTTCGCTCTGCGATCTGCTTCTGCCTTCTCACGCTCTGCAATAACTTTTTCAGCAGTCCATTCCGCTAACGCCTCTGCATATTCAAATGCGTCTTGGAACTGACTAGGCTGGGGTTTTTGACCAACTGGATCGTCCACAGGTTGTGGATTTACCTTTTGCTCAATCTCCCTTAAACGGGCTTCTAAAGCCTCCCTAGCTTCTCGCTCTTTTGCCGCCTCTTGTTTGGCAAGTTCACGTTGCTTGGTTAACTCCGAAAACCGCTTTTCAATCTTAGGATTTTGTTTCGGTTTATCTGTTACTTCCGCTTCCTTTTCTGCTTCAGGTTCGCTCTGTGATTCTGCCTCTACCGCACGCTCTGAATCTTCCTCTGGGGATTCTTCAACCAATACAGGAGCATCTTCTACAGCCAATCCTAACTTTTGTGCATGAAATTCAGCTAAATTTTCCGACGTTACTACTGTCCCTGCTTGTCTATCGTCTGACATGAGTTTCCTCAAGAATTAACCCAGTTAAAAGCTAACTGGTAAGCTATGTTAATAGTATATTCCTATTGTTAGTAATTATCTACTAGCTAATGGATTTGCCCCTTGGTGAATGTCTGCAATTGCCGCCTGACCATACGCAGTTTGTTCAGCATTTCTCGCAGCAATTTCTTTCTCCAATCTAGCGGTGTCCATATGATGAAGCAATAACTCCATAATCGCTTCAATTTCAACTTTGTTTTGACTTGTGATCGCTCGTGTATTTTGGTCATGTACTTTAACTTCTGCCATCGTTTCGGTGTTGTGCGCCTTAGAAGTCTGACGCAACAATTCACGCTTGGTTTCGTTATCCTGTTTGACTTGTTCAATGTCTTGACGCTGCTTGATAGCCATTTGCAACTGTTGAATCTGTTGCTGCATCTGCTGAACTTGTGCTTGCGACATCTTGAGTTGCATCTGCACTTGAGGCGGTATAGGCGATTTATCGTCAATTTGCGCCATAGGATTAGCTGCTGCCATACGATCTGCAATGATTTCAGCACCAGGGAAGTCCATGTTGCGGAATATCAAATCACCTGCTGTCTGCATCAATGTGGGATCAGCTTGCAACATTCCTAGCATTGCATCTACGGATTCCTGACGCTTGCTGTTGTAGCCTGGGCCTGTTTCCATCACAACGTCATATTCGCCTACAGTCACGTCATTTAGAATCTTCTCCACGCCCATTTCGTCAACGCCACGCTGATTGAGCGTTACCAACTCTGGTTTGCCATCTTCACCAATAATCCGCATGACACGCTCTGTGTCGTAAATATGCGGTGCAAGGTCAAGAATAATTTTGCCAGTATGGGCAATAGATTGCGTAAGGTTGTCGTAATAATGGTAATTGGTCATATCGACAGCTTGTTGCTGCCCTTGCAATGATTTACCACTAATATTGCCGCTAGGTAATTGTGCTGGATCGTAGATACCAATTACTGCCATCAAATCTGCGCTGAGTGCTTGCGCTGCTGCCATTACACCTGCTGGGGGTGGTTCAGGTTGCAAACGCTGTGGTGGCGGTGCAGGTCTGCCATCAATGTCTGTCTGCTTGTAACGCAATACAGGCATAGCCTTAATGTTAGCTTGCGCCCATTCGTTTTCATGACCTTCATCTTGACCTTCGGCAAGCAACCATTTTGCTTTCGGTGCAAGCGCAACAGATTCGGTAAGGGCAGTCTGCCAGAAGTTGTACATCTTTTGAGGGTCTTTCGCCTGTCGTGCCAAGCCAAAGTATTTTTTCTTGTTGTGTACGATCAATTGCTGACCAGTTACACGCACGATGGGAATGTATTTGCCAGGCCATATCCCTTCCTCAAGGATTTCCATGCCCGACATTTTTGCCCATTTAATCACTTTTTTGAACGATTTACGTCTGCTGACCTCGTAAATACCTGCCTGTTCCAATAATGCTTTTTTAGGCAATTCTGACGCAAAAACGTGCGAACCATCGCTCAATAGCACCAAATCCTCTGATTTGCGCTCAGTCCAGAAGTATTCAGCAATCCGAATATCCTCTTTCATTATCCATTCTGAGTCAGTATCGCCTGTGCCACGTTGGTGAAAACCCGAACCATCGTCTGCATCTGGGTACATCTTGCGGAATACTTCCTTGCGAATGACCTCAGTTATGAGTATTTTCTCAGCGTCACTACCATTAGGAAGTATAGAATTAGGGTCAAAATAGACGGTAAAAGGATTATTAATGCGTCTAATATATATTTCTTGATCGAATGATTTTTCTGACACATAGTCTGTTTCTATTCTCCAGTAACCCCAACCCATACGCACAGCAAAATCAAAAGCATGATCGTAAGCATCATCCGCATTAGAGTTGACCTCAATATGCCTACAAATGCCTTGCAAAATCTCTGCAACTTTAGCGTCTGATTCATTGTTCATCCCATGTACTTTGATGCGTGGACGCTGCTGACGTTGTTGGTTTGTGATTTGTCGGCAATATGCGTCTAGCTTGTTGATTGTCAGGCATGGACGGGATTCCAAACTGCGACTGTTTTGTAGTTCGACAGGCCATTGATCGCCAGAACAAAACAAAATATCCTCTAAAGCCTCTGCCCGATTATTTGAGTCAGCATCATTGCAAAACTTTAAAAATTGTTTTGCTTCTGTAATCCGTGAGTCGTAATCGTCTTGCATATTTATCCCATCCAAGAGCCTGGTGGCGTGTATGTTGGCTTTCTAGGTCTTACTTGTTTCGGTTCATTTACCATTAATCCCAACATCCTAAAAGCATCTGCTCCATGAGAATACTGGTCATGTAGCGGAGTCTTACTAAACTGTTTGGTATCTGGATCAACTTCGTACCGATAATGACGCAAACATTGCAAACCTTCAGCGCAGTTGTCACGATCAAAGTAACAATTGCGGAAAATAGTCCTTGCAGCGTCAATACTGTCAACTATCGGCACTTTCCCTAGTATTCTAGTCTTAAATCCGCTATTACGCACTATTTCTTCAATACTTCTACCATTTGCAGCTAAAGTCTTATTCTCTGCATCGTGGGGTAACCACAACGTATCGTAAACATAACCAAATGTTTGTAGCTTGGATAAATAATAAGCAATCGTCTGCTGACTATCTTCCAAATACCGGATTAAACGGGTTTCCATGCCTATAAACTGTACAAACCATATTGCTGTTGCATCTGACCAACCCAAGTCAAACACAGCATGGACAGGTTTAGCAGGATCGTATGGCACTTTACCGATGCGCCCATCCAGTTCTGCCAATTGCATTTCTTTAGCAAACACAGCACCATCGACGGTTTGGCGGCAAATCCCTTCCCAAACGGTGTTGTAAGACTCAATATCCCGTTGTTTAAGATATAAACGCTCTAAATCAAGCGTTTCAGGAAACCAAGGATTGTCGTTCCAATTAATCTTTTGGACGATTGCGTTCTCAGGTGGATGCAATACAAAACGCTGGTATGTTTCGTCAGATTCCAACTCAGGATTAAATGTTATCCATATCTCTGAGTCTTGCTTACGAATAGTGGGGATTAATACATTCCAAGATGCTGCTGACGTAGTTTGTGCTTCTTCTACCCAGCAAATATCCACGCCTTCATAAGACTTTACGTTAGCTACGTTGTTCTTTAAGCCTACAAAGCTAAACTCTGTGCCATTTGCGCCACGAATGTTTGTCTGCGTGATCTCATAGAATCCTGACAATCCTAATGCTGAAATCTGGTCAGATAACAACTTATGTACAGAATCTCTTATACTTGTTTGAAATTCCCTCGCACAGAGAATTCTAAGGGGTTTTTGCGCCCCTTTGATTAGTAAACTGCGTGCCACCCCCCAAGATTTCGCACCGCCCCGCCCCCCAAAAAGCACACGAAAACGCATCTTTGGCGGATCAAACAAGCATTGCAATTTAACTGGAAACTCAGCTTTTGCAATAGCTGATTTGATTTGATTGTTATCCACTTTTTGTCAAATTAACCAATTCTCTGTTGATCGGGCCAATTAATGCAAACCATTCATCCGCAGTCAAATGAATAACATTATGTTCAGGATACAAACGTAATACCTGATTTTCTTCAATAACTATTTCAATAAAGTTATTCATCACGTTGTTGTGGTTTTACGAATGTAATTTCAATTCCTGACAACAATGGAGAACCATCTGGATTTTCCAAAGTATTCGCCTGGATAGCTTTGCCGTCGATTCTGTCTATCAACTCTTTAATCGCCCAAATTTCATTCGCTTCAGCAGCAGATATAAGATTCTCTACAACTGTCTGCACTCTATGGGGATTTTGGACAAGGTTTTTCCTGAGAGCGTCATAAAACATTCTCGACTTTGAAGCGTTGGAATTACCTACTGGCGCACCCATTTGTTTTAACTCTCAAATAATTGATAATGATAATGATTATTGTTTATTAACTATCACTCGTTTACTTAAATCAATCGGATAATTTTCCACCTCTAACTGCTCCTCAATATCTTCTATTAAGTCAGCTACAATATAATAACTTTGATGTTGCAAAATGCTTAATATTGCAGACCATTTCTCAGCAATTAGGGAGACATTCATTTGGTTTGTGTATCGGCAGGAATATCGGCAACTGAAGTAGCTGCTGGGGCAGTTGTCGCAGGGGAAGATGCCGCAACAGGATCGGCAACTTTGGCTTCTGCTGCTTGAACTTGCGGCACAGCTTGCATATGAATCTTCATTAATAATTCATGCACCAGTTTGTGTGGCAATTCTTGTAATGCCTTTAGCATCAACTCTACTTCTTCTTTCGTGTGTTGCAAGTTAATCATTTCTTTTTTCCTTTCTTTTGTGCTTCATGTTTTTCTGCATACGCTATGGAAACGGCCTGTTTAACAGGTTTCCCTGCTTTTACTTCAGTTTTGATGTTTTCTTTAAATGCTTTGGGGCTTGCTGATTTCTTAAGCGGCATGATTTTCCTCTGATATGAAGCAAATATCCTTCCAAGACATGATTAGATAGCGTTCGCCATCCTCGAAATACTCTTGGTAATTCAAATATTCATCTTTGCCCATCGTACCAAAACGCACAAATTCGCCTATGTGCAAATGGTTTTTAGCTTGTTCGCCTACTGCGACGATATTGCCCATGTTGTCTTTTTCAGACATTATCACGTCAATAATGGACGATTTGATGCGTGATATAGGTTTGACAACGATTCTATCTTTCAAAGGTCTTAGCTTCATTTTGCCACCCTTGGTCTGCCACGCTTTACTTCTACTTGTGGCGCATCCATTAAAGGGATAATCTTCATTGCCCATTCGCCACACCATTCATTAGCGTGACGATTCTGATATGTTGGAAAACGCCTACAACTTCCTAAGTCATTACCCAGGAAGTATTTACAGTTAAAACAAAATGTAAAATCTGCTTCAGCCATTACAAACCTCTTTTGTACTGGTTAGCGGGTTCTTGGTGCTGTAACACCCTGAACCTGCGAATTACATTTTATCTTGATCGTGTGCAATGCGAACGTGGTCATACACAGACTTATCGCCCATGTGACCTTTCATTTCGCCTAAACGTCCGTCGTTCTTGCCCATGTGTGAACTTTCACGCAGACCAATACCGTCAGCTTTGCCCATGCCCACGCCGCCAGCAATCGGTGCTTTACGCTCACCGCTAGTATCGCTTGACAGAACGCCTTTAGGCATTTTCTCGTTAGATACGCCTTCGTGATATTCCTCACGATCAACTTTGGATGCTTTAATGCGTTTTTCACCAGACATATCTGCTTTGGCAACGCCTTTAGGAAACTTTTTAGCTTCGTAGCCCATGATTATCCTTTAAATATCAGGTAACTTAATTTTACTACTCTTTTGGAATAAACGTAATAACAACTTTATTGCCAATTGTATCTGAAAGAACTGGATGTATGCGAAACATTTTATCGTTAATCTCTAACGCATCCGCTATGCCATCACGTCCAGACTTAAACGCTGCCACCAAATTATCATCATCTCTGTGTCTGCGATCTGGCGGGAAAAACGTAATGTACAAATTAATTATTCTGTCTTTAACCTTTGACAAATCATAGGTATCAGCTTTGACAGTTAATAACCGACATTCTTCTCTATATGCTTTTTTGACTTTTGCCTTTGCTGCCCAATGAATTTGCCTGTTTGGATTCAATTCTTTGGGTGGAAAAGGGTATTCAATTGTGATTGGTGTATTCATCATTCTTAATTTGTATCACAAAATCAACAATTTATAGTAGTTTTGTAACAAATTGTTTACTATACTTAGCAAGTTATTAGCCCAAAGGTCACTTATGACTAGGTTAGCATTAACAGATGAAGAATGGATTGATCAATGGAATAAGATCGGTTCTCCACAATTATTTGCCGATGCACATGGTTGTGCTGTACGAAGTGTTTACATTAGACGCAGGGACATTGAAGCAAAAACTGGCGTAAAACTTCCATCATTTAATAATCAACGCCCAGAAGCTAAAAGAACAAGAGTACAAGAAGCCTCGCCAAACATTCGTAAACAGATGATGTTGGACAAAGGTGTAGTTATTGTATTCTCAGACGCACACTTTTGGCCTAACGAAACAACCACCGCATTTAAAGCGTTAATTCATTTCATTAAAGTCTTAAAACCCGCAGCCATTATTTGCAATGGGGATGCGTTTGATGGCGGTTCGATAAGCCGTTTCCCCCGTATTGGTTGGGATCACAAACCTAGCGTAAAAGACGAAATAGACGCTTGTAAGTTTTATCTAGGCGAAATAGAAAAAGTTGCCCGTGGCGCAAAACTTGTATGGACGATGGGCAACCATGACGCTCGATTTGAAACAATGCTTGCTCAAGCTGCTGGACAATACGAAAACGTGCCAGGATTCTCACTCAAAGATCATTTCCCGTTCTGGCAACCATGCTGGTCATACTGGATCAACGACGATACCGTAATTAAACACCGTTACAAGGGCGGCAGGTATGCAGGATATAACAATGCACTTAATACCCTTGGTGTAAATATAGTAACGGGGCATACGCACGTTTTATCAGTACAACCTGTGACTGCCTATGGCAAAACGGTTTGGGGCGTTCAAACAGGCACATTAGCTGATCCTGAAGCAATGGCGTTTGCAGACTATACTGAGGATAATCCTAAAGACTGGCGATCAGGATTTGCTGTATTAACTTGGCATCGTGGTCAACTTTTAATGCCGGAACTTGTACAAGTTTTTGGGGAAGATGAAGTCGTATTTCGAGGCAAAATTGTTGAAGTATGAAATTTACATCTACAACGCTGCGATCTATTTACTTGATGCTCTGCGATTTGCGACCATTTTGTAACTGGTCATTGCCAATTGCAGACGAAATCATATTTGTAGCGTCAAACGATACAGATGCTATGGGTACTTATATTTACGACGATACTAAAGAGAAGCACGTTTTAACTGTATCCAAAGTTAAAAATGGTCATTTAGATACCGTCATTAAAACGATGGCGCATGAAATGATACATATGAAACGATGGAAAACGTCTAAATGGGATAAGCACGATGATTTATTTAGAAAGTATGCTACCCAGATAGCAACAGAACTAGGCTTTGATCCCCAAGAACTCTAATCCCCACAAAAACAAGCAATACCTTCTTCGTCTTTATCAAACATTGATATTTGTTCAGCAGCAAATTTCATCATACTTTCGTAACCAGGCCTATCTTTTCTAAATTTTGCACCATTGGGTCGGGACGCTAACGCTAACGCTTCCATCTTTGCCCACCAAATTGCACGTTCTGGCTTTTCTGCTATTAAAGTAGCAACTTGATTTGATGGTTTTAAAAAACACAAATCACAATTTCCAGCTAATGTGCGTCCTTTGTACGTTGGTAAATTTAAATTAAAAGGTTGTTTTTCCCAAAATTCACCAACATCTTGAACAGTTATACCTGCCGTATATAAAGGAATTCTGCGTTTATCAGCTATTTTTATGGCTCGTCTAGATTCATCTGCTCGCAAACCTATCCATGAACAATTTTCTAATTCAGATTTATTGCAATCATTAAACATATTTAATGTTTTTAAATAACACGCCATTGTGCGTATTTTTAGTTCAGATGTGCAGAATCTAGTTACTGGATTTGGCAAATATTGACGTTTACGAATAATTGCTTCAAATGGTTCGCCATTTCTGCTCGCTGTTTCAAAAGTAACTATTTTGTATCTTAACCATGGGTCATCGTGATCTTGATATTCAATCCAAGTAATTGGTACATTCCAATTTATTGAACAATCCCTAACAAACTCCAAAGTTTTTTCATCTTCTTTGCCTGTATTGGTAAAACATACGACTGCTTCATTAGGCAATAATCCATGGTTTGCTTCTAATACTTTGTATAACATTAAACCAGAAGTGCGACCGCCAGAAAAACTTATGCAAGTTGGTTCTGTAATTTCAAATGGATTCACAATATTCCCAATAAATTGTTTGTTTTCTTTAGCAAATCTTCTTCACTAACGCCATAGTGCCTTGCAAACGCTTTTCTACCCATGCCATGTACGCCAGTATTGCCTCGATGATGTTCTGGGCATAGTGGTATAACTGGTGCGTTTTTACGCAATCCTGCATGACGAATGTGATGTATCTCAGCAGGGCTTTCACCGTAGCCTAAATAATAACAAAGTACGCAACCAAACTGCGCCAGACGATCATAGTGCTTCTTTTCGTCTTTTGTCATATTCTTTCTTGGTTGCCGCCATCAATTCTGTCATGCACTCTGCGTAATCTTTCATTTTGCTGCCAATAAATATAAACCTACGTTGCCTAAAGCATAACCAAAATATGTAATTGCCATACCTATGTTGCCTTTAATTCCCTGTTCAACTGCAATGTATAAATACACGCAGCCAATTATTCCTATTAACCATGCGCTCATCTTACGTTCTTATCCATTATTCGGTTGTTAGCTTGCTCTGATCTCCAGGCATCAAAACGCATCTGTGCAGTCATTAAACGCCATTTTAAGAGTTCGCAATTATAAGTTGCTTCTCCTATTGCTTTGCATAATTGCTGATATTCCTCACTTGCATACGCTTCACGCTCTTGACCAGACACAGGCAAATCCGGATGCTTTTTCATCTCCAACGCTTTTAAGCTAGATTTGAATGCTTCCAGTTCTGCCAGTTCTTGACGTGCTTTAGCAAACTTAGGTGCGTTATCCCAAATATATTGAATGGCCTTGTCTGCGGTTTCATTCATTTAAGCAATTCCCATGCTGTTGCTGCGCACAATGGCACTTGTCCATTTCCAATGGCTTTAAGTCTGTCCACCCTAGCGGCCACCCCATTAGCCACTCTGTCCAAAGGGGGCTCAGTTTGCCACCATTGTGCAGACCCGATACTTGCTCTCCAAGGTTGCCCTTGCCCCGGTCTCTCAACGCATGACGAGAATCCTGCGCTTTTGGCGTTCCCCACATTTGCACATATCCCGCTAAATTTACGGTAAATCGTTTCCCCGCCAAGGTTGTCGGACTGTTGTGATTCGCACCGCCCGTGCTGCTTGTTGGTGTTGGAATCATTTCCCTCGTTAAATATCCTATTGGCGGACCGCCCTGACTCCACTCCACTTGCTCCGACAGGCATCCCGCCCCCACTCCATTGCGGCCTATCTTCGCACGGTAATTCAATCTTTTCTCCATGCTTTCCTGTGACCTTACGGGAATATCCACCGTGCTTGGCGTGAGCCATAATCCAAATTCTTTCTCTTTTATGGTTTGCACCAATGTCTGCCGCAGATATAACTCCCCACCGACTGTCATACCCCATGCTGGTAAGGTCTGCAAGAACTCGTTCAAGTCCTCGATTAACGAGCATTGGACTGTTCTCCACGAATGCGTATCTTGGTCGAACCTCGCCAATAATCCGTGCCATTTCTCGCCACATTCCTGATCGCTCTCCGTCAAGTCCTGCCCCGTTTCCTGCTGCGCTAATGTCTTGGCACGGAAATCCGCCAGATACAACGTCAACAATTCCTCGCCACGGTTTTCCGTCAAAGGTTTGTACGTCATCCCAAATCGGGAAAGGCGGGAGAACTTTGTCATTTTGTCGGGCGCACAATACGCTTGCTGGGTATGGCTCCCATTCAACGGCACAGACGGTTCGCCATCCAAGCAAATGTCCCCCAAGTATTCCTCCACCAGCGCCTGCGAATAAAGCCAACTCATTCACGCTAACTCCGCTATACGTTTAGCAATCCTAGACCTAAACTGACCAAAATCTTCGCCAGGATTCGGGTTAATACCCACTTCCCTGCCCTTTTCTAGCGTCAGCTGCTCTGTGCTGTACCAAGGCAATTTAGGGGCTTTCTGCGCCTTTTCTGTCATGTCTAATTCATCCTCAAATCTAGCTTGATTGAGCCAAGTACTAGCATGGGGAATAAACTCGCTAGACGTATCTTTAAGTTGCCAGTATTTAATATGTTGTTGCAATGCTTCCAACGCAGCGTCTTTATCTACTGGTGGCAATTTATTCCATGCCTTTTCAGCTTCACGCTTGGATACTTTTCGTGGGTATTGTTTCCAGAATTCTGCGAATGTCATTTGCCCACCTTGTAATTTTTTTGACACCAGATACAAGCACCATATCGCAGATTAGTCGTTGGCTGACCACAATAGTCGCAGCATTTTTCTTTTGGCGGTCTGTATTTACGTTCTTGCCGCCAGTAATAAACCTTTGTCGCTATCGCCATGACAGAAATCCCTCCAAGTAAAATTAAGTAGTCCCAATACATAATTACCTCAAAAGTTTAAATAACAAAAATGTTATAAATACTGCCCACCAACCCCAATTTGCTTCAAATTTGTACAACGTAAATGCTATAAGGAACTCGACCATTCTAATTGCCCCCAAAGTCCTGGATGTCGTTTAGCTAACCTTAATGCCATGCCGCAAGCGTTATCTTCCTCCGAATACCTCCAAGCTATGTATGCAGTCCGTATGCCATTCATTTTTACCTTGTCTTTTTGTATTCGTGGATGCTGTACTGCGTTAAGAATCTTAAATACGTTGTAATTTTTGATACCTGTTTTTTCTGCTATTTGTTTGGCATTTATCCAGTTGCCATTCTGGTCAATGATCGTATCAACTACCAGTTGCTGCTGTGGTGACATTTTCTTTGCGTCCGTCGGGGTAAAAAAGAGTTTTTTCAATTCTGCTCGGCTTTAAAAGTATGTTTAAGCTATTTGGTCTAGTAGCACATTGTTCTAGCGTAAAACCCTTGTAATCAGGTCTAAATATGCGCTCAATTTGATCTTCTTTTTTCATGTGTTTTTCTCCTTGAGTTTGGCTTCGATTGCTTTGGCAAAAGACATTAAAAAGTTATCAACTATCATGTAATCACCAAACTTATCAGAACAATGCCATTCACCAGATTCGCTAAATTTTAAACACAAGCCTGATTTAGTTGTTTCTAAAATAGATACCGGATATATAGCTTTATCATGCGCTGCACCTGTAATTTCCTCATCCGTCAACCCTACCCATTCTTTGCGTGGTGGTGATGTGTAAAGTGGGATTGTGTGCGTGTGTGTAAGATGATCGCTAACATACAACTCAATAGAGTCCTCCATCCACGCAACAGGCTCTTGTTCAGGCTCATAATTCAACCCTAGTTCACGGGCGTTATCGGCTTTCCTGTCTAATGCTTTTTGGCGTTCATCTCGCATAACGTAATCGTGGATGATCTTTTGCATTTCCTCAATCATATCTGCTGCTGCGTATCGCCAGTCGTGACCTTCACGCAATCCTTGGACAAGTTGTGTCGCTGCTATTTGACTAAACATAAATCACCTTTATCAGTTACGATGATTAGATATTAAGCTAACTTAATACATATGTCAAACTAGGGATTTACCCTAAGTGTTGCATTATTGTAAATATTTAGATGTTGGGCAATTTTACAAAATACTCATTAGTTCGCCAGTTTGTTTCATCCCAATTTCCTTTGCCGTGGTTGCAATCATGGCAAAGAATTTGCAAATTTTCTAACTTTAAAGCTAACGATGGGTAGTATTTTCTAGGCTTTATATGATCTACATTCATAACTGCGCCTGTAGCGGGTGTTGCTCCACAACATTGACATTTTGCGCCATATTTTTTTAATGCTTCCATACGAACTTTTCGCCATTCATATGAAGATAAAAAAGCGTTTGTAGCAACATATGATGTTGATGCAATTCGATGTGATTTAACTTTTTTCTTTTTAAGTTGTTTTGCAATATCAATGTTTGATTTAAATTTTGGTTCGGGCAATTTCATAATGATATGTTCATTTTGTTTTACCCATCTTTTGCAACCAAATTCGTCTGGTTTTGGATAACCTTCTTTTTCTAATGCTCGACAAGCAATTTCATACAAACCAAAACCTTGTTCTTGACTATAACCAAGAATTTTTTTTGAATATCTACTTATATTTCCTACTTTCATAATACTTGCCTTTTGGTGGACGAACCTAGCCTACCTAGGTTGCCTTCAACTGTTTGCCTTTCGGAGCCACAGAACCCGTCAGCCTTGCGTGGAATAGGTGCTGACTTCGCCGCCTATTTGTGCGCTATTACATCCACTTACCCCCAGTACGCTTACGATTTATGCCGCTGGTATGTCGGTAGAGCCTCCAGCATAAAAAGACAACTTAGGCAGGGTTCTGAGTCCCATTTTGTTTGCAGCTAACTTTGGTCTGCAATCCTTTTAACAATAAAAAAACCGCTTTAATCTGCATCTTGGTGGAAGACCCCCTTCTTTACGGGGCAAGACACAGACTAAAACGGTTTCATCGGCTTCCACACCAACAATTTAATTATACACAAATTTGGGAAGTTAGTCTTTTCCTAACAGTCACCGTCCATTTGAGCGATCTGGTTTCTCGTTCCCTGTCTTTAATCAGGGCTGCAATTCAGGCCAAATGTCATGCCAGGATGCGGGGAACATTTCCTTGCGACTGTATTTACCTTTGCTGTGCTTTTCTAGCTGTGCAGCAAGAAATATCAGCTTCTCTTGTGGAACGCCTGTATGCTTCCATTGAGATACCGCAGCAGGGCTTATTCCGCACATCCTGGCAACTTTGGTAGTGCCACCTAAAATGTCAATAATGTCTTTATGTTTCATAGCTTCATTTTACTTAATGTTAAGTTAGCTTGCAACAATCTAAATATGGTGTTAAGATAGCTTCACTAGCAATCAAGCTAGTAATTAAATATAGGTGAAATATGCAAGAATTAGCTAAAGCATTAGTCAAGGCACAAAGTTCAATGAACCACGCTGCTAAAGATAGTAAAAATCCCCATTTCAAATCGTCATACTCAAGTCTAGTTTCCGTCATTGACGCTGTTAGACCGCACCTTGCTAGCAACGGTTTAGCTGTTGTACAAAAAACACACGACGCTGAAGGTGGTGTATGTGTTGAAACCGTATTGATTCACGAATCAGGTCAAGAGATGTCGTTTGGGAAATTGTTTGTACCCGCTACCAAACAAGATGCCCAAGGTTACGGCTCGGCATTGAGTTATGCAAAACGGTATTCAATTCAATCCGCATTATGTATCGCTAGTGAAGATGACGACGGTAACGCCGCAACCAAGTCTGCGCCAGTCAAGATTGTGTTTGACGGTGACAAAGCCGTGGACGAAATGAACACTAAAAAGACGCTACCAGACCTGCAAGCAGCATTTGCTAAATGGTACAAAATCGCTGACGTAGAACAACGTGCATCGTTGCAAGCATTTTATGAAGGTATGAAAGAAGCATTACAGGAGAAAAAATAATGGCTAATGATTTAAACAGATATGAATGTATTGGACGCTTGGGTAAAGACCCTGATTTACGCTTTGCACCGAATGGCGGTGCTGTGTGTAACTTTTCTATTGCTGTTGGATACAAGTCCAAAGAAAAAGAAACGACAGAATGGGTTCGTATGACAGCGTTTGGCAAACTAGCTGAGATATGTGGCGAGTATCTTAAAAAGGGTTCACAAGCCTATTTTTGTGGACGCTTGACTACTCGCAAATGGCAAAAAGATGGAGTTGACCAATACACAACAGAAGTTGTACTTGACCAGATGCAAATGCTAGGTGGCAAAGCGGAGCAACCACAAACAACTGCTAAACAATACGCTGCGGCAAAAGGCGGTAGTTTGGCAGACATGGAAGATGATGTACCCTTTTGATATAGGTGAAATATGAAAATTAGCCCACCAGCATTTCCAACTTGGATAACCGATGATTCAATGGCGCACGGTATGAGTTTGCGTGATTATTTTGCAGCACAAGTTTTATCAGAAATAACACGAATAGAACTTTTTGTTGAACATGAATCATCAGAAAAACGAATTGCTACTGTTTGTAATATTTGTTACAGAATAGCAGATGCAATGTTAAAAGCGAGGGAACAATGAGCGATCATTGGTATGCGCCAGACGGTAGCCCTGCGTACACAATTGTAGGTGCTAACGGTAAAGAACGTGCTACAACGCTTCGTGACGCTAAAAAACATGGTTATGTACCTTCCGTAACTACAATCCTTGGTTTGTTGCATAAACCAGGCTTGGAAACATGGAAGCTACAAAATATGCTTTTAGCTGCGCTGACTTTGCCAAGGCAAGATGGCGAGTCTGAAGTAGAGTGGATTGAGCGTGTTATGCAGGATTCCAAAGCTACCGGAAAGGAAGCAATGGAGCGTGGCAGTCGGATGCACGATGTTTTGGAGCAGTTTTACACAAGCAAAACAAAGGCCATCTGGCCTAGCTATTGCATAGAAATAGAACGCACCCTAACTGGGCATTTTGATGCCCAAAATTGGATTGCTGAGAAGTCTTTTAGCGATCCAATGGGTTTTGGTGGCAAAGTTGACCTTCACGCTGACGGAATAGTTGTAGATTTCAAAAGCAAAGAAGGCAGTTTGGAAGCAGTAAAAGCGTATGATGAACAAATCATGCAACTGGCAGCATATCGAGTCGGACTAAATATGCCCAAAGCACGATGCGCTAACATATACTTTACTGAATCTGGCGATGTTAAACTGATTGAACATTCAGAAGAAAATTTGCAAAAAGCCTTTGATGCTTTCGACCATCTTTTACAATACTTTAAAATCGTAAAAGGTCTGTAATTCTGCGCCGAACGGGGTGTCCCCTAACCCCTCCTTGTTCCCCTAGTAGGCGCACCCCCCAAACAAAAATACAACACTTTTATTAAGTAAACTTGCGTATATAATTTAGATAGCTTAATATTCAGCTACGGTAATACACCGGACAACAAATATAGGTGAACCATGAAATACCAAGTTTTTGAGATGCACATAGACGCAAAACGCAGATTGTTGCGTGAGTTAGCCTACGATCTTACTGACGAAATTGTTAGCAAGATGGTTGAGGAATACACAGATCGTTTACGCAGGGATAAAGCAGGTTATTTCATCCGTATGCAAGGCGATGAATTTGCAATGCCTTCAACTGGTCACTTTGATTACCCAATTGAACCAAGCGACATTTTATTGCTTGAAATTGAGGACACCGATCACCGCCACGATAACCCAGACTTGTACGGAGACGAATAATGAAAAGCATATTATTAGCTGCCGCAGGATGGATGCTTGTTTTAATTCCAGTTATAGTATGGTGGATTAAATGACACAACAAGAACAGATCATTAAATGCCTTCAGGGACGCTGGGTTAGCCCATTACAGGCTTTACATGAAGCGGGTACGATGAAACTATCAACCCGTGTTGGAGAACTGCGTAGAAGCGGTTTTATCATCTTGGACAAGTGGCATCCGTCCAAGGCTTACAAGATGTACAAACTTATAAGGAAACCAAATGTCGTTATTAGACCCAAAGTTTAAATACATACCTGCCGCTAAAACTGACGTAGCGGAAACTTTTAAAAGATTTGGTTTTGTACCGCCAAGTCAGCAAAAGAAATAACTACTTAGGCTCATTCTTGTCAGGATGGGCCTTATTCATTGGCAACGATTCGTGCTTATGTAGTTCACGTTCCAACTCTTTGACGTGATCTTTAATAACTTCATAATTACTTTTTTGAGTTCCTTTTCGTTCATCTTTTACCGTAAATTTAGTTGCCATAATTTCCTCACGCAGTTGTGCCGCCAAACTTCTTGTAAGCAGCGATTAAGTTTTGCTCGTTGTTTTCGTGTTGCCCATATCCCGCACCAGGCAAACTAGCCCAGATGTTTTTACATTTATCTATAGCTACGTCAATATAGCCTTTTTCAATGTCAGGTATTGCCCCACGCTCTTTGATCTGTTGAATAGCAATTGCATCTTGTGAAGCAGGGCTGAAGTCTGGCAAACCAAGTTGTGCCTTATAAGCGTCATAATAACGTGCGAGCAATTGGTATCTTCCTGCCGCAGTAGATATGAGTCCTGGACGCACTTCAATCTTTTGTCTAGGATGGTCTGCATATCCTTGAAACAGTCCACCACCTACCAAGACATTGTAACCATCATCCCCACGGGGTTTTGTGCCTTCGGATACGGCAATCATATCCAAAAACGCTTTTAAATTAGGACTCATTTAGAAGCAACACCTTTGATCTTATCCATTGTGCGTAATCCGCCCATGCCCAACATACCCATTAAGATTTGCATGGTTAATGTGGTATCAATTGAAGGAAAATCGCCTGAATAACCAGACATTTTTGCAATGAATCGTGCAAGCGGTTCAATAATAGCGACATATCCTAAACCAAATCCGCATACCCATCCGCAAAAAGGACGCCAGCCTGATACAAATATAGACGTGCTTGCAGCTTCTACTTTGTTTATGTCCATCTGACCACTAATTGCCGCCAGATCACCGTCCTGCTGCATTTTTAGCAATGCTAATTGCGCTTGTGCTGCTTGGGCAGGATCAGGGAATATACGCTGTATTAGCGTGTTTCCTATAGACAATAATGCGGTAATCGGATCCATGTTAATGTGTCCTTATGTTTTGTATAAAAGCATATGCAGCGGTAATTAAACCTGCTGCCCACAATATAGGTTTCGCAATTCTGGCAAGTAACTCAAGAACTTTAAAAGCACCTTTGGCAGCTTCAAAAGCATTTACGACTTCGACTGTACCGTAATGCAACTGATCGACTTTAGTTTCAACTGCTACAAGTCTGTCGTAAATTTCTTTGTGAGTTACTTGTTCCATGATTATTTGCCAATGTCACGAAGGTTCGTTAATTCTTTCTTTAACTGCTTTTGTTGACGCTTAGAAATTCTTGCTTGGGACATTTTACTTCCAGCAATTTCACCTGCCGCAACACCCATGCCGCCTAAAGTTGGGCCGCCTAAATAAGTGCCAGCAGCACCTAAAGTGCCGCTTATTCCTCTTTGTAGCGCAATATCTGAAAATTTTGTTTTTAATAAATGTGTTTGAACTGCTGCGCCTGGATATTTAGTCGGTATATGTAAAATGTCAGCAGCCTTAATACCTTTGTAAAATGCCTCTAAACCTTTTGCATCATCAGCAAACGCAACTTTAAATTTTTCACTAAGTTTTGCAGCTTCTTTAGCAGCAGCAATACTATTAAATGGTTGATTAATACCGCTTTCACCTGCTCTGCGAACCTGATCCACCAAAGATGTCTTAATTTGATTAATTGCAGCAGTTTGATTGTCTGCTTTTAATGTTTCAACAAGATGATTAAATTGGCTTTCTGGTAAAGCGGAAACTTTATTCATTACTGTTTCATCAGCAATTTTTTGATTTACGCCTTTATCGCTTAAAAGATCACCAATAGCTTTGGGATTTTCATAAATATCTTTACCTTTTGCCCAATGTGATCTTGCTTGTTGATATGTTTCCCCGCCAACTTGTTCAAATACTTGATCGTCAATCAATCCTTTAAGTTGACCGCCTAATCTTGCTGTTTCATGGTGATATTTATTATTGATAAATTGACGCACTTCTTCAGCTTCGGCAACTGTCATAGGTCTGACATTGCCCTCTCCATCCATAAAATTTTTACGTTGCATAAATCCACGAATTGCGTTTTGCAAACCTTTTTCTTCT